TACTTTAGAAGTAAAGCCTCCTGCTCCCGGATAAGTTGCTGTTGCCATGAGTTAGTCTCCTATAAGGCTATCGTACTCGACCTTCGGAATAGGCTTGTCTAATTTCTTGTGACAAAGCCATATATCTGTCTGGGTCAGTTTGCATGAGTTTAATAATGTCTGCACGACGATAAATTTTACGACTTGGTGCTTCAGCAGAACCTTTAGTATTTCCAGTCGATGCTTTTTTGACTGTTTCTTTACGAGCCTTAGCTTCAGTCTGAGCCGCTTCAGAAACAATGCTCTGACGGTCTTTCCAAGTGCTAATTAACTCATTAGCGGCTTCAAAGTCATAATTCTGGTCTGCCTTACGTAAAAGGTCAGTACGGAATTTAGAGTCTGTCACCCAGTCTAAGAACTTTTTATCCTGTACGATTGTTTCAAAATCAGGATGTTGGTTCTTTAATTTAGCCATTGCTTCCTGTTGATAAAGTTGCCGTGTAACTGTTTCGGCCTCTCTAATCTTCGGGTGTTTTGCAATAGCCGCATCCACTGCTTTTTGCGGGTCAGCAAAAAAGTCAATTTCTTCGTCTGTGCTAGTGTGGGCTTGTTCTTCTTTGGCGAGTTGTGTTCTTACGAAATCATCTACAATCTTACGTAGCTCACCAACCTCTGAAGATTGACGACCTAAAAGCTTTTCAGCTTCTTGGTGCATCCTAACAACTTCGGTGATATCTTTACCCTGATATTTGTCAGGGAGGCTATCATCTGTTGATTCTTCTTGAACCTCTTCAGGTTCGTCTAAAGTTGGTGCTGAAAATTCTTCGCCTTCTTGCAAAGTTGATTCGTCATCACGCTCTTCTATAAATTTTGCCATTATTTAACTCCGTGCCGTAGCATTATGGATTATTATTTCTTAGCGGCTCTCTCATGATCTCTCGCCCACCTATCGTCAGCATCGGGCCATCCGAAACCTTTATAATGTGATTGAACAGGAGAGATTATCCGCTGTGCAGTCTCACCACATTCGACGCAAGAGACAAACCGTTCAACCGATTCAACCCAGTATTCGTCAATGTGATGACATTCTAGACATTTAAAATCAAAACGCTTAATCATCGTCAGACTCGTTAAGCAAGTCTTGAGCATTTTGAATTGACCACTCAAAATTAAGTATCTGATTCAAAATAAAGCGTTCACCTTGAACTCTAGAAAGTTGCAATTCATCTTTGATGTCTTCTATAATATAGCTATCATAGATGTCTTGCATATCTTCAATAAATTGTTTCCAACCTTCAGTACGAAACATATTAAAATAATTATCATACTGAACTTGTAGTTCTATATCCAAAAGAATTATCCTTCTGTGAGGTTCTTTGTACTATATAAATAGTATAGCATATATTTAAACAGAACACAACACCTATGTTGCAGAAATCTCTACTTTTTTATTGTTGGGTGTCGCCTTCGGTTTTGGGCGTGAAAGTTCCTGCTCCAACTTGAGGAGTTGGTCTTGTAAAACTTTCGTTTTGTTGTCTATTAATTGGGATATTTTGTCCCATTCCTTGTGTGTCAGCATTTATCACTCCTTCTGTTGGTGATGCTTTTTGATTAATTTCCTGTTCTTTCAGGTAAAGCTCTGCAATCTTAGCTCGACGTTGGAACTCTTTATCGTCCTCGTCACCGGGCTGTAGGTTGCTCGATAGAGCTTTAATACGGTCTGTTTCAGCTTCGTATTGCCCTAATGCAATGTCAGCGTTAATCTTCTGAGCACGAGATTGTGATTCTTGTGCTTGACCATTAAAGGCATTGATTTGAGCTTGAAGCTGTCCTTTCTGTAAGGCTTGTTGTTCTTGTTGTGCCTGTTGTTGTTCTGGGGTAGGCTGTTGAGACTTCCGTAGAGACTGAATAAGGTCTTCACGATTAGACAGGTTCATGTGATCAATAATTGCTTCAAGCAACTGACCATACATTGGACTTGCTTTATCCATTGTTTGGAGAAGCTGTACTAATTGAGTGACTTCATATTCACGGGCAATAATACCAAGTGAGCTAGAAGGTACAAATTTGAAGTCTTTAATTGGGTACAGTTCTGGTGTAAACTGCATATAACGCCAAGCACACTTCTCAATCATTGGGATAAGGAAAGACTCTTGGAAGTTTAACAAAGTACGCTTGTGGCGCTTTATAATCGCTCCTAGACTCATTGAGATGCCTGCGGCAGTAGACTGGCTATTAATAGAGCCGGGAATACCTGCAGAATCAATTGCGCCGGTAGCCTGCTGAACCATTGTCATTAAATCTTTAGCTTGGGCAAAGGATACTTGATCAAGTTGTCCAAACTGGAATGGTTTAAGGATCTCAGAAGGATTACCGTTCGTAAGGATGGCCTTGCCGGGTCTAACTTCCATTTTAGCTCCACGAGGAAGCCTAGAAGCATCGACAGCAAGCATAGGGTGTACAGTAAGCGCAAGCGCATCAATTCGTGCTCTTAATTCAGTGTCAAGTGCTTTTTGACTGTTGTATCCTTTTTCACAAATACCACGGCCCCAGAATCGTCCGGGTACGGTATCCCAAGAAAAAGCAATAACAGGACGATCTTCCATCATGTAAGGAGTTTCTTCAATCTTCAGCAATTGACCTCCATTGGCAATTACTGCGACAACTTCTACATAATCTTCATTTTTTTGCTCAGACTCTGACTCGCTATCAAGGATATCAGCAATTTCTTCATTATCGCCTTCAGTTAAAGCCATCTCAAGCATGTAACGAGGAACTAAACCATAATACTTTGTTAAACGTACTTTGTCATCTGAGTAAACTGTTAAGTCTTGATCAGGCTCTAAATCCGTATCTTCATAAGATGATTCAATCACAACATCGTTATAGATACCGTCATTGATTAACATTTCAACCTGATGCTTAGGAACAAACTCGTCGATAGCAACACCAAGAGCCGATTCAACATCGGTAGCAACTGGGTCAATTAAGAAATTATGTGGTAACACAGGCTTCAGTTTAACGACAGTACGATTCACAGTCTCTACCCCGACAGCCACCATGTCTCCGCCCATTGCAGGGCGTGTGGCAGGCTTCATCTCTTTCATGTCTTCAAGAACTAACTCAGCGATGCCAGTACCAAAGACTGCAGAGTTTAAAAGAGCTTCAGCCACGCCTTTGCGAATTTTAGTTCGTGAAAAGTCTTCATCAAGTTGTTTCTGAAGAATTGCAATGTCTTGTGGATTTTCATCTTGAACATCGTCTTTAATACTAAAGAAACGCCCACGACCAAATGTAGCCTCTTCGACCTCTGCAACAGCAGACTCGACAGCTTGTTGAAGCGCAGGAGAAATAATCTTAGAGCGTTCTGATTGCCGTAAAGCATCTTCTTGTGCCCAGATGCCTCGCCATAGTCTGTAGTATTCATCGAATTTCTCAGAGTAGTTTGATTCATAATGATCACGCCACTGTTCGCATTTATGCATAATCCAACCGACTACGGCTGAGTCATCTTTTGTATATTCCATATTAATATCCTGCTATTGGATCAATAATTTCAAATTCTTCTTCCTCAAAGTCAACGTAATAGCTGACCTTGGCAAGTTGGTCTATGTATGCTAATGCATCCACTAAGTCATCATGAACAAGCGGATTCGGGAATTGAAAGAGTTCATCTAAGAACTCAGTATTCCATTCACCTTCAGAAAGAGTAATCTTTCCGTGTTCAAAGCGACCCTGTAAAGCCCATACTATACGGTCTGTTTTTTTCTTGTTACCGTGTGTAAGCTCTTCAATCCGGAAGTACCTGTTTCCAGATTTCATTAAATCAGTGAGGTAAGGTATTACTGCATTTCTCAATGCACCTTTTTCAATACCGACTGCAACAGGTTGATAAGCAGACACTGCATCAAATATTTTCTTTGCAGTCTTTTTAATATCCCAACGACCGGCTAAAATGTCAGCAACATACCAACCATCAGGACTCGCTTTGACAATTGCAATTGCTGTCTTATCAAGTTTTTTACTTTTACCTGTGGCATTGGAGGCAACATCTGCAAAGCCTGCTAAATCCACAGCAATATAATAATCACCATCATCTGGTTCGTTATTGCTGAATTGTATCCAGTCTTCTTTGAAGATCTCAGAACCCAATGCCTCAAAGCTCGCCATAAATTCCTGCCTAAAGGCATAGGATGACATTGACTGCTTTGCTGTATCAATTTCTTCAGGGTCAAGCAACGGATTATCGTAACTGGTAAAGTGCCATGCTTGATATGTTTGGTCATCACCTAACTCAGCATACTTATACAAGTCATAAAAATGATTTCGGCCAAGAGGTGTCCCAATAAATAATGCAGAACCTTTTTGGTCAGCTAGTGCAGGCCTCAGTACGGTTTCCCATACACTAGGCTTCATATCCGCATATTCATCTAACACAAGAAACTTCAGAGAGACACCACGCATCGTCTCTGGTCTGTCAGCGCCCTTTAATGAAATCGTCGCTCCATTAATAAGCTTGATTTGCATGTTGTTCACATGGCTACCAGAGATCACAGGATTACCAAGTTCTAACAAGGTATTCCACATAATGTCTCTGGCCTGTCCTTGAGTCGGTGCAACGTAGAATACATGACCACGTTCAGTTTGGAGTGCATTGATAATCAACATCCAAGCCGCTAATCGAGACTTGCCGGTACGACGACCTGCCGCTACAATTTTAAAACGAACATCAGTTTCAAAAACATCTTGTTGCCAAGGAAGCAACTCAATATTAAGATCCAACTGGGACAGACCTCATAAGATCAACCAGTTCTACACCACGCCTCTTTACTTGACGATACCATTTACTATCTACCATTTCATCAGCGGCTGTATCGTAGTTGCCTTCATTGACTGCAGTAATCATTTTTTTAAATTTACTGAGTCTATTACGTCCAAGATTGAATGCCATATTCACACAGACACGAATAACGTCATCAGGATGGCTTTCAAGATTTAAGAAAACTGCACATGCGTCTGTATAGGCATCATTGCAGTCTTCAGCAAAAACATTTAAGATCCTTTCGTCAGTCACTGGTGTTCCTACAGGCCAAGAAAATTCTATATCCTGCTCAGTGACCAAGTGACCGATACCAAAAGTTGGTAAGTTCTCAGAATCCAAATAAATTGAAGTCACATATCCTTCATGTCGGATAAGGTCTTCTTTGATTGTGTCAAGTAGTTCAGGTTTTATCATTAATCCTCCGGTGTTATATCGATAATGTCTTCTTCAGAGCCAACTATCTTAGTGTCTCCGTTAACACCGGTAATTGTGATATTCACAGCACTCTTACCTTGAGACATTTTATCCTTTTCAAAATAAGACATCGGTAATACTCTATCCATACACATCTTTAATGCCGCCATTTGGCCGGGATGTTCATCATTTAAAGCAATATGGATAATCTTGTTAATTACTTTGTCGCCTGACGTGGCTAATAAACGAGCTTTGAACTCGTTAATACGTGCGGCATCGCCCGGTGGACGGCCTACAACGCCTCTATTGCCTCTTTTCTTGGCTTCTACCTCTGTCTTTCGTGGTCTACCACGTTTTCTTTTAGGTTCTATTGTCTCTGTCATGGGACTCTGCATGGTTTCTCCATCTTATAGTAATAGTTTATCATTTAAATCAAGCAAATGCAAGCCTTTTTTAGTCTATTATACTAAGATTGCTTCAGAACAGAATCTGTAAAGTTATCAAAAAGTTGTAAAGACTGTATAGTCTTTGTATTTTTTTCATAATTATGCATTTTTTTCTAATTTTAGTCTCTTGCAAGTCTATGAAGTAACTACGATGATGTTGACGACTAAAAAGACGCTCCCGGCCTAAAATAATGGCGTAGGCCTAAATAGTATCAAAGTCGGCTGAATGCGAATCATTTGCATTACGATTACGATTTGCATTGACTTTGAAGACTTGGCACGATCCTTGCTATTGCATAGACTATGCCAACTTCATAGGCCATCAAAGGTTGGCATGATATTTGCTATTGCATAGACTATGCCAATCGACATAGGCTGTAAAGTCTAGCAAGATCTATGCCAACTTTGAAGGCTACGTTATTATACCATGGTCTAAGATAATATAGACTGTAAAGACTTGAAAGTAGATGGGCCGATATAGTACCCTATAAGGTTGGATTGGTGAAGGCCTAAACCGAGACAAAAAAAAACCCGGTTGATTAGACCGGGATTCGATTAATGGAATAACAATTCAACGATGAAGTCTATAATATCGTCTATAATGTTCACCATCATTGCACCAAGTAATCATAGTGAACAGCGCTAACATGTTCACCATCTACCCATCGTTTAGGGTCTTTCTTTGCGATTAGGTTACACCATGTATCCCATAACCAAGAAACCCGGCGTTGTTTGCATGCGCTAACATATGCGTCAATCTTTTTATGTCTTGTTTCAACTTGGACGGATTTCGACATATTCAAGACACTAGGCGCTATATTCAATCGGCGTAAATTGTGAACGTCTATACACCCAACACGCCCGGCGAATAGCTGACAACAAAAGCCTGCTTTAGCAAGACCTAAACCGGGAACCTGTAAAAACGCATCCATTAGCGCTCGGTCACGATATTTACCAAGTTTGATATTGTTAGCGTCCATTGCATCCCGGTAAAGCGCTTCTTTATTGTCCTGCAACCAATCAAACGTCTTGCGCTTATTGCCCCATACGAAACGACTATCAGCGCCTAAAGCTTTATAGTCTCGCATTTGGTCGCCTATGGCATGCCATGGTTGCTGAATCGATAAAACAACCATCATAACCATGTCGGCGTTATTGTCAGCGCTTGTTTGGGTATATGCGTTAATCTTTGGGTTTACTGTTTTGAAACTCATTTTGTCACCATACTATAAAGACCGATTAAACCAAAAACGATAATAAGAAACATTGCACCATTATCGATTCCGAAAGCTTGTGATTCTATCATGATAAAAAACGCCCTATTGCTAGGGCGCTCCCGTGGTTGAAATTACTTCTCAGCGCTTACGCTAAAGTTCCAAATGTCCCTACCTTTGGGCGCTTCAACAGCGATAGTGATTAGGCCGCAGTGAATTTGTGAGAAACTATCGTAAGCTTCGCCAGCTATCGGACGCATTTTATTTTTGCGAATACGATAGAAACCCTGCAGGCCTAGTCTATCGGTATAAAACCGAACCGTACCGTTTTTCTCTTTGGCGAATTGTACGTCCAAGGTTGGCCAATATTGGCGCACCATATAGCGAGCAATGCGTTCTTCTTTGTTATACTTGAAAAACTCAATTGTGTTACGAATAATATTTTTCATGTTCATAGTCCTGTTTTGGTTTAAGTTAATCGGTAGGCCTTGATGCCAGCCGATGTAGTAATTACACCATACC